GTCGAGTGTAATTCCTCTCCTTGAAACTATAATAATCCTCATCATTTGTGATACCAAAGACATCACATGCAACTTGGATTCTTTCGTAGGCTTTCCTACAAAACTCTTCAAAGTCTTCTTGGAGCAAATAACTATTCAAATCCATTTGCTTTTTGTAAGACTTCATCTAATCTCTCACATATTTCTGACAGTGGGCAAAGGTAAGTACATTCCCAATTTGGTGTATCAACTGATGTAACCAAGAACAAGGGAATCACACACATTATTTGCTTCCTGTCATACTTATAAATTAGTATAGGAATTAGGTTGTCACCAGCACTCTCAACTGCTTGCTCCCACCATTCATTCTTATACATTGATTTCTTGGCACTCTCTTTATATCTTTTACATTCAATAGCGAACTTATCAAAATATATATCAGCCATGCCTTTTGTTTGATACTGATCTAGGTTTCTTTTAACTCTCGTATCAATACCTTTAGATTCAAGGACAGCGTTGAGTTTGTTACATATAACTCTTTCAAATGCTGCTCCTTTGTTTCTACTGTTTACCATTAATCTAATTTATTAAGTATATAAATTGCAGCTACTACAGTGACTATTGTTGCAATTGCCATTAGACCAACAAAGCCACCAACTATATATAGAATCCAGTCAAGCATTGAAATCAGTCCTTACAACCCTTCCACTTTGGTATTGTATTTCTCTATAGTGACTGCCAGCTCCTTTTTGGAAATAGTAATAGGCAATTTGCTTGTCTAGCTTTTCATTCTTTAACTCTTCTCTTCTTTTAGCTACTGCTTTGCTATTTTGACCCATTACTTTTCTCCGCTTTATATGAAACCATACCTAGCTTTAAAACCATCTGCGAAGCAGACTCAATAGTCATATTGTTTTGTATTGCAAATATCTTGATCTCTTTATGCAAGTCATCAGATATCCATAGTGCTTTTTTTATCTTCTCATCCATTCTAACTCTCCTTTTTTATATTAATATTAATTTAAGATTTTTACCACTTCTTTTGTGTTTATATCCGTTTCATGTCCTATAATCTTATTAAGGGCAATTGATAAACTCTCCATAAATCTAAATACTCTCATTATCTATTTGCCCTTACTCAAAAACCAAATCAACAATATTAGGACTGTTATATATACTTAGAGGCTTACCTTGTTGGTATTCCTTATACTCTTCCAAATATCTCTCCATTACCTTCCAAGCATAGTCCATTTGCTCCTTAGTGATTCTAAATACTTTAGAAGCATAAGGATGTGTTTTCTCTTGAGCTATGAATACAAAACCATCTACGCTATATCCTGCTGACTCTAATCCTCTTCTATACCAGGAGGCCTGCATATCATATCCATACTTGCTGACTGATTTATTAAAAGCATAAGGTTCACAAGATATAGTAGTTTTATAATCCACTATAACTATCTTGCTGTCAGAGTTAGGCTGACTTAAGGGAGGACACATCAAATCAGGCCTACACTTACAAAGCACATCATCTTCATACCAATAGATACTTGCTTCTGCAACTTTACCTTTAGCATTTAAGTAAGCATTGCCTTCATAAATCATATTTGCCTTCATACTTTCTAGTAACTCAAGCTCTGCTTCTTTTAATACTATGTAGCCTTGCTCTTCATAATCAGCCTTCTCTTCCTTGTAGGCTTTTGTATAAGGAGAGCCACTAACAATCTTTACTTCTTTATCAAAAGCCTCTCTGCCTTCTACGATCAAAGAATGTGCTGCTGTCCCAAACTTTAGTGCTGGTGTGCTTTCTTGCTTATGCTCTACAGCATGAAGTTGTGATTGACCAAATCTTCTAATATAACTACTGCTTATACCCACACCTGCATGATAGTCTTCATTAGGTATATCTTTATAGATAAGTGCCTGTCCTTTCCTTTCTGATGCAAAGTTCTTTAATGATTCTATCTTCATCTTTGCTCACCCATTAAATATGCAATCTCTGTTAAAGAGTCTCTAACAACATATTCTTCATTTGCTGTTTGCACTTTGTTCTCGCCAGTAAAATAGTCTTTGTAATAACCCCTTATTTGCCTTTTAGTTAAGATCAATGGCTTGACCTTGCCGACTTCGTTTAAATGTATATCCATTAAATATTCCCCCTTTGTAATAAGTAAAGTAACCATAAGCACAAGACCATACCTAGTAGTGCTAATCGCATCATAAGTTCATGTTTCATAATTAACTCCTCTATAATTAATATAAATATATATTAAATTATATTTAAATACAATGCAAGGATTAAATTATAGGATTTAGAACTGGAACTGCACTTAGAGTATCAAGAGATTCTTGAAGTGAATCAATTTCCATAGTGTCAGTGATAACCTTCTTATCAAAGGTGAAATAGTTTTGTGAGGATGTGTTGGATTTGAACAAGATTCTTTTATGTTCATTATAGAAGAATACAAAGGCTAAGATATCACAATGATAGTTTTTATAAGTTCCTGACATTGACCTTGAGTTCTCAGCAGCAAAGACAAACTTCTTTTCTTTGGTAGCTCTTCTACTTTTGACTTGTACTGTATATTTAGCGTTGCCAAATTCTACAATTAAATCAGCAGGATGTTTTTCTTGGGTTGGGAAGCAGAAGTCTGCATATTCCAAAAGGAATGTTTGTACTAGGGATTCACCCAAAGCACCTAGTCTTGAATTATTTTGATGTTGATCTGATGTCTTTCTTGGCATTTTGACATAAGGCTAATTGCCTTGAGTTGTAAGCTGCTCTATTAGGTGTTTGTGTTGCATACTTACTTCTAAGTATTTCCTCTGATGCTTCTAGCCAGCAATCCATTTCCATTAATGCTCTTGTATGTCTAAAAGCCATCCATCCTGTAATGCCCATTTGAAAGGTGCAATCAATACAAACTAATTGAGCCTTCTCAGGGAAACTTCTCCATACATGCCAGTGCTTGTCTAAGCTGTCTATGACTCTTTTGATATCGTTATCAAGAAGATACATAGCCTCATCTTCTGTTATGCCATTTGCTTCTAGGTTTCTACCTATACCAATTGTTAATTTATCTTCTGAGCATTTGTATGGGAATGTTCGCAAACCCTCATGCTTAACCAACATTTCTTTTACATTGTCTAACATATTATCTAACTTCCTTTTTATGTAAGTCTAATTCTGTTTGTAAGATTAAAACTTCCTTTTCCAATTCTATCACTTGTTCTTCTAGGACTCTAATATCAGGGAATATATATTTGTTTTGATTTGCTCTTAGGTTTTGTATCTCTCTGTCATTGAAGTCTATCTTTTCACTAATATTTGCATAACCCCAAACAGCTAAAGCTATAGCACCTATTATTTGTAATAAATAACTAAGAGAGATATTTAAAGTTGACTTATCATCAACCTTAGCTAGCTCAGTCATTATTTTCCTACGCCTTTAACCCTCTCAAAAGACCTCATGCCACCTAAACCTAACATACCCATTAATACAGGTAGCATAGTAGATGTATCAGCTTGAGGTACGACTATTCCAAAGGGTGCTAGTAATGGACTGATTAGGAAATTAACTGCAAAGCCTGCAACACATACCCATGCTGTTGCTGGCCTCCAGGATGATTGAAACCAACTACCTTTAGCTTCTTCTTTGTTTACTTCTATTTGTGCTTTTGCAATCTCATGGATATGTTTTTGCGACATGGTAGCAATTTCATGTGATATCTTTTGTTTTGTGTCAGCATCAGGAATGAACTTATCTAGTAAGTCGCTGACTGGTTTGATAAGTTTATCTATCATAATTTAATAATCAAAGTGATAATGCCACTTAATAATATTAATATCACCGCACCCAAACCGCCTTTAATAGACCAGTCAATTTGATTCAGTTTAAGTTCAGTTTTACCATCTAAGTCCTTAACTTGTTCTTCTATCTTTTTTAGTCTATTCCAGTTTTGAGTCCATCTTTCACCGCATTGGATTTCGTGTTTTTCTAATTCAACTCCGATATCTTGTGCGGTGACTCTTGCCATTATTCTTCCTCTACAACCTCTGACTCAACAGACCTTTCAAATGATTTGATACATAAATCTTTATAATCATTAGTGATAACATAATCATCATAATAAGGTTGTAGGCCATTAAGTTTATTAGCAGCAATATTCATCTTAGCAACTAAAGCCATTTGCTCTTCATTTAAATCAGCAAATTTGTATTCTTTGTCATTAATTGTTATTGATGTTACTTCTTTTTTTTCCACGCTATTTTCTTCATTACTCATTATTCTCTCCTATAAGTTTAGTAAAATTAAATTATACATAAAATATTATTATAATAAATACTATTCCGCCCAAATAGCTGTTGCTATTGTTTGAACTAACGCATCTTCGCCTGAAACATCATCACCTTGACTAAAGTGTAAAACCTTAGTTGCTGTTACTGGTAACTGCTCATCATTGGGGTCATCAAAAGAATCGTTATAAACAACCATAAGTGTTGGGTAAGTTGTTTCGCCTTCTGCCGCTTCCATTGCTGGATATGTTTCTATCCTTTGTACTGTTCTTGTTAATGTTATTGCCATTCTATTCTCCTATATAAGTTATTAATTCATCAGATTCTATTATATGTTGCTCCATCTTTGTTTGTGTAGCACCAGTATCAACATTACCATCTGCATCTAAAATGCAAGGTACTTCATATATAGCTCCATCTGATGTTCTTGTAGCCATATAAAACTTTACTCCTTCTATTGTAGTAACCTCATAATTCATTCTATAAATCCTACTGTTACCCAAACATCAGATATAGAAAATGCAGTCACTCCTAAATCCCAAAACCTTGCTCCACCTTGAGAGGTATAACTTAGGCTTGATCTCGTAAAAGTATTATAAGTAGTTAAACCATGTGTGTTTTGTTGTCCATTGTATATGTGCAAAGTAGTCCAACCTGCATTACCTGTTGGCGTTCCAACAGTATCATATATATAAAAAAAGGTATTATTAGTATTTACATGATAAAGACCCCAAGTAGGAGTATTGCTATATAAATCGCAAGTTGAATCTGTTGTAGAACCTAAAGTATTACCTGCTATGTTGGGTGCATATCCTGTAAAGGTTTGACCAAAAAAAACACTTTGCTGTAATGTATTAACTGCTTGAAACTTATATATGGTTTTACCATAAAAGTTAGACATAGATATTGCACCTGAAGATACATCTGCCAAATCTCTTAAACTAGTTTCATTCATATTGGATGTAGCAGTTGCTGCTCTTTTTAGCTCTAAGTTAATTGATCTGTCTTGGGTGCTACCACCAATAGACATAGTTCCACTAGTTGCTAGAGTCATTATCTAACCTCTGCTTTAATTCATCTATTTGCTTTTGTTGGTCTTTGATAGCTTCAATTAAATATCCAACCAAGTTACCATAAGCTACTGACTTAGTACCCATTTCATCATCTGCTGTTAATACAAGTTCAGGTGCTATTTCTTCTATTTCTTGAGCAATAACACCACTACCTTTAACACCATCTTTAATAAAGCTAACACCACGCATTTGTAATGCTTTTTTACTGTCTAGTGTTTGTATATTTGTTTTTAGTCTTTCATCTGAATAGGCTGTTATGTTGCCTGTAGCTGTAACACCACTTGTATTAAGGGTTAATTGATGTGAAGCATTTTGTGATCTTTGTAGCACTAAGTCTTGACTATAAGAAGATACTATTCCCTCATTTACAATAAGTTTTTTATTAAAGTAAAATCTTCCTCTATCAGTATCAATATGACAATAACCGCTGTTCATTGCTCCCACATCAACATAACCTGAATTTGTTTGTATTCTTAAAGCGTTTCCTGCTCCTTTTCGTAATGCGGTGCTTGTATCTCCAAGCAATAAATCACCAGTTGTAATATTTAAACCACTAGCACTATGCTCTGTAATTTTACGCCAAGTTCCAACAGAGTCATTTGCCCAAGTTGCCAAATTACCATCAGTACAGTCAATAGCTGCAAAAGGATTATTACCTACACCATACCAAGTAGAAACAGAGCTACCATTTCCATCAAAATAGACAGTCCTAGATGAACTAACACCCTTGAATACATTATTAAAAGGTTCTCCTGCTGGAGTACTATCTCCACCTGAAGCCAAAAATTTTGTTGCAGTAATAGCACCACTAGAGATAGTTCCTATATTAACTAAGTTTCTTGCTGCTGTTAGAAACTCTGTACCTCCATCTGCTAACAAACTACCACTTTGGGTAACTCCAAATCTTAAACCTATGTCTGAAGAATAAACCATGAACGCATTGCTACCATTTGCACCAATTCCACCCCAACCTGAGCTAGTTCTTTCTAAAGTTAATTGTATATTTGCACCATTAGCTTCAAAATTAGAAGCATAGGCAAGTTTATCGCCACCAGTAGTACCAACGATATGTATAGGTTTAGCAGATATATTTCCATTTATAGTCCAGTTACCTGATGTGGATAACAACGAAGCATTTGTTGCATTGCCACTTGGTCTAAATTGTAATGCAGAAGAATTATCACTTGGGTTGGCTGCGATATCCCACATAACTGCCCCACTATTTTTTAACCTTGTATATGCCCAACCTCCATTCCCTTGTATTTCAGCCCTAGTGACCATATATACTATGCCTGAACTTGTAATTGCACCTGAATTTATAGTTCCTATATTGGTTAGGTTACGAGAACTGTCTATTACTGTTGTGCCATTAATTGTTATAGCACCAGTTTGCACATATCCATCTGCACGAATATTCCCTAAAGTATAGACCCCATTACTAAATTCGTTTGCATTATTAAGTCTTAAATAACCATCATTGTAATCTGCTGTTAATGCAGACCTGCTATTAAAAGATATACCCCTAATATCACTTGTAGTATTTGATGAGAAATTAAGACAGTCTGTAGTGTCTGCACTAAGAGTTAAAGTACCTGCTGTTATGTTTCTTGAGCCATCTATAACTGTTGTTGAGCCTATTTGATATGTACCTGCTCTAAAAGTACCATCAGCAGAAGGTACTCCACTAGAAGAATAATCACCATAAGCTAAATGACCACTTGCGTTCATCCATAAAGAATTTGAAACCCTAGAACCCCAGTGGAAATTTAAGTTAGGTGCATCCCTATCTTCGCCATCTCCTGCTCCTGCTTGTCCTCTTTCGCGAATAGATATAGGTGAGTTCTGCCAGTCTTCTTGTGAAGACATATTTGTAGCAAATTCACTCATTCCTGTTGCTAAGGCATTAATTTTTGGTGCTGTTATTGCACCTGAAGATATAGTTCCTATATTAGTTAGGTTACGAGAAGCATCCACAATAACTGTAGAGCCAACAGCATATCCTGACTTAACATGATGTATTCCTGCTGTTGAATAACCACCAACATCACTGGATGCAGCAGTAGAGAAAATATGATATCCAGTAGTTCCAACCAAATCTGCACTTGTTCTTAATCCTGTATACCAATAATTTGCTAACCCATTCTTATATCGTGTCATTGCTTCGTAAGAGCCATTATTGCCTTCAATTGCGACATAGTTATGTGCCGACTGATTTACAGTTAAGTCTCCACTAGATGTAATAGCACCTGAAGAAATAGTTCCAACAGTAATATTAGAACTTTCTTTTAATAATTTAGAGTAAGAACCATAACTGGTTGTATTATTTGCACTTCTAATAAATAAATCATTTGTGTTTGTAGATAATGCTAATTGTGTATAGTAATTATCTGTATGAGTTTGAAAGGAAAGTATAGCAGTACCATTATGCGAACCTGGAGGTTTAGTTCCTGCACCATAACCACCATCTGTTTTTGATAGAATAAAAGTTTCTAAATTATCAATAGATGTAACTGGTGTATTAGTTCCATGTTGTCTAGCAATTTTAATGTTACCAATTCTATCAGCAGTAGTTCCCACATTTGTTGAAACCATGCTAGCTGGAGTCATATTACGAGAGGCATCTATTACTGTTGTTCCTGAAATTTGTATAGGCTTGGTTGCGTTTATTGCTGTAGATGTTAGCTGTAATACGCTTTGTGTAGCACTAGGATGAAAAGATATATTTCCATTGGAGTTGTAAATATTAAGTGCATCTGCTCCACCCCATGCTGTATAAGCTGAACCTGTTTTCCATATTTGCCCTAACCCATCATCTGTTTCCCATAGTGTTGATGCGTATTGTGATTGTGTAGTAGAGCCAATTTTGAGAACTAAAGAAGAGCTTGTTCCAGTAAAAGTAAATGGCGTTGTGCCTGTTCCTGTAGCACTGATGTTTGCAATATTGGTAAGGTTTCTTGAGGTGTCTATAACTGTTGTTGACCCTACTTGATAATAACCACCTTTTATTAAACCTGCCGCACCTGTTTGTATTGTGCCATTACCTGTTACTGATAAGGATGGTACTGTAAGACCACCACCAAAGACTGGAGCTGAAGAAAAATTAACAACCCCACCTGCTACATAAAAAACATTAGACCCACCATCTGTTAAATTTAATCTGTTTTGGTAATGGTCATATAAGAGAGAATACTCATTAGCAGTAGTTGAGCCAAAATTGATTGCAATAGAGTCCCCTTGACTAGACCCTGACAATAGCTGCATACCAACAACCGCACCAGTGCCATTTGACTTGTCTACTGTAATATTTCCTGAAGATAGAGTACCTGTTACAACTACATCATCAGCAAGAGTTAAGTCGCCTGTATCATTAGTAATACCGCCTCTAAACCTAGCAGAATTACTAAAATACGCACCTGCTGCTGCGGTAACATAAAGATAATTACTATCTATTAGTACTTCTCCTGTATTTAAAACTCTAAAAGAAGCAGTACCATTGCTACCTCTGTTTACCCTAAAAGCATCTCCAGTAGAGCCGCTTCCAGTAAGCACTGAATTGCCTGAACTTGTAATTGCACCTGAAGATATAGTTCCTACAGATGTTAAATTATTAGAATGAAAATTAAATCCGCCTGTACTACTAATTGTAAGTCTTGCAGTCTCATTAGTACCTAAAACCAAAGACCTTGAACTTGAATTATGGTATATATGCATGGCACTACCATCTAAAGCAATAGCACCCTGATAACCATTTCCATCAACCTCTAGTTGTCCATTGGCAGAAGAATCCATACTAATGTTTGTGCCATCACCTGCATGAAGATTACCACTACTGGTAATTGCCCCTGATGTAATAGTTCCTGTTACAGCTAAAGCACTACCATTATAAGTAAGTCCTGATTCAGCATTTAAAGTATTAGCAGTTCCACTTCCTGTAATAATTCTATTATCAGCGTTGTTGTTGATCGTTGTGCTAGTTACGCCTGTTAAATTAGAACCATCACCATAAAATGCTGTTGCTGTTACATTTCCTGTTACAGTTAAATTAGCACCATCTAAGGTCATTCTTATAGCAGCATCTTCATACCACTTGTATTTGCTATCGGTGTTGAACCATAAGGTACTACTTTCAATACCCATTGCATACCAACTTG